AATTTTTATTGTTCAATATTGTAACAAAAAATTTATATAAAATTTTGAGTAGTAGAAAATGTCTCAGAAACATATATATAATTATGATCAATTGACAGTTTTTTGGACTTCAACGGATTATCAAAAAATATATTATTTAAAATTAATAGAATTCAGTATTAATCATGGATATAATTATTATGTTTCAAATACAAAATACGATTTAGTTATTAATCAATCACCCATACATAATCCTGTATTTAATACAACTATTAATAACCCAAATACTACTTTTATTATTTCTAATATAAACACATTAAAATTATTATATAATATTCATTTTAATATTAACTTAAGTCCAATCATTCCTGTGAACAATATGGCAAAATTAAGATTAATGGTCCATTATACAACCAATATATCAATCTATACTACATCCATACAAGAATCTGTTAATGTTAATATCAAAAATATGACTAAAAATAAGAGTTATAATGCTGGTATAAGTATAAATAGCAGTTCACCTTTCCAAATTATTAATGATGATTATTATGTTAATTTAAATGAATTAATAATTAAATAACTATCACATCATTTTTTTGATACATTATTGTTTAAATGTATGTTAGTTGAAAAAATATCATATTATGTTTTTTATACGTATGTTACTTAAATTTTTATTCAAAATTATATTAACAGTTATTATATTATATATATATATAAGTTAATTAGGTACAACTTTTATGTCAATAACATAATTGATAACAAAAATAAGTTAAAATTACATAACAGTAAATATTGTTTGTATATTTAATAACATACAAATAGGTAAATCTATACAATTTAATCAATAATATTCATTTTTTTTTCACATAAAAAAATATTTAAAAAATAATTATAATTATAAAAAGACCCTAAATGAGGACGATTAATTTTATTGGATATATAACGAATGATTTAAATAGTGTGTCAAAAGATATCCCAGATGATATTTACATAATGAAATCTGATTTTACAATTTACAATGCACGAACTCAGAAATTAATTTTAAATGTGCCAGATAAATTTTTATTCTTTAATATTGTAACTAAAAATTTATATAAAATTATCATTAGTAGAAAATGTTTTAGAAATATAAGTAATAATAAAAAATATGTATATCTAGATTATATATATTATTATGATTCAACCTTATATTTTTGGATATCAACAGATTCTCGAAAATTAGATTATAGATTCATAAAGGTTATACCCCCAAATGGATATATTTATCCGATTACACTTGATGTGTACATGGCAGATCCTAACTATCCAAATTCGCCGATACTTATTAATATTCCATTTATTACACAGGGTACACCTAAGTTTACATCCACACTTAATAGTGATAATAGCACTGTTACTATTTCAAAAATCCTAAACAATGAATTTTCGAATTTTTCATATGATGTTAATTTCAATGTGAATTTCGATACATCAAAGTTTTTTGAATGTACTTTTACTGTATATGATTTAAATGGTGAAGGTTACAATTCAAGCTTTTATAGACACCCACAAAATAGTTCAGGTATTAAAACAATTAATATTTTATTAAATGGTACTTTTGATAAATTAGGATTTCCTTACACAGTTACTTTATGTATATATACGTTAACGGATTTCACAATAGTTGGTAGTACTACTACTGTTAATCAGTATAGCATATTAACAATTTAATTTTAAATAATAATTACATATCATATCTTTTTTGATACTTAATACCAAATATTTTATTTAATAAACACATATGATAATTTATATATTTTTGTGATTGATATTCAAATTATATCACATACTGGTATATTAATACAATCGAATGGTTAGTCAGGTGTGTAAAATATTTAATAATATATGGTCTAAATGTTATTTAGAATAATTTAAATTATAATCATATATATTTTTTTCAAAAATATATTAAAAACAGACGAAAATTATAACGAATGATTTAACTACTATATCAAGAGATATACCTGATGATATTTACATAATGACCTATGATTTTAAAATTTGAAATGTAAAAAAAGGGAACTTTAGTTTCAAATGTGCCATATAAATTTTTATTGTTTAATATTGTAACAAAAAATTTATATAAAATTTTTAGTAATAATCAAACGTATAAATATGATAAGTCACTTGGTTTTTGGAATTCAACAGATTAAAGAAAATTAAACTATTTAGACATAGTATAACTAAATATTTACTAAAAATTGGATTATACATATTGTTGAACAAAATAAAATAATCATAATTTTATGTTTATCCTTAATATACAAAATAATGCCGCTATATATCATCTTCAAATACAGTTAATATTGTACTATTTGTATATCCATTTATAGTCACAAACTCGTGTATTTAATTCAAAACATAATCTAGTACAGAGTATATTGACTTCACAACAGTTTGATAATCATGAAACCCCTTTAACTTTTAAACACTCCACGTGAGAAGTACACAGTAAGTTTAAGCACAATGAGCAATATTGATACACCTAATATTATAAACTTTAACATAACTACAATTTAATAAATTTGACATCATGTTTTTTGACACATACATTAAATGTATTATATTAATAATTTACACATATATACATTTCAATAGGTATTATCAATCAGTCGGACCATCATATTTAATGATATGAATATGTTACCAAATTAACATTAAATTTATGTAAATCATATATCTGTCTAAATATATGCATTTTATCAAATTTTAAGTCAATCAACACATCATAACTATATCAAGCTTTCTAAAATATGTTATTTAATAATTAATATAATCAAGTGTAAATATGATGATATGGGACTCAATTTAAAGTTGTTTCGGGTTTACTAATTTGAATAAATTATATTTTCAGATGAGTTTTTTATACTTTTTATATTTATAATAAATTTCAATCATGTGTAATACCACTTATTTATAATTTTATAATGTATATTCAAATGAAATCATAAATACAATACGGATGATTCAACAATTGTAGTATATGTGTTTAAAATATTTAATAATTATAAAAAGACCCAAAATGATAACGAATGATTTAAATAGTGTATCAAGATGATATTTACATAATGACATCTGATTTTAAAATTTATAATGACCAAACACAGGTGTTAATCTTAAATGTACCAGATAAATTTTTATTGTTTAATATTTTAACAAAAAAATTATAGAAAATGTATCAAAAATATAAGTAATAATCAAACATATATATATCGAAAATATATATATAATTATGATCAATTTGCATGTTTTTAGAATTCAACAGATTATCGAAAATCAAATTATTTATAATTATTATATTTCACATACAAAATACAATTTAGCTATTATACCGGTTGACATACCTATCGTGGAACAATTACCCATAAATACTCCTGACTTTATTTGAACCATTAATACCTTTAAAATTATCATATATTATTTAACTGAATATAAACTTGCGTTCCATCATTCCTAAAATCAGGACGGTAAAATTAACTTTCATGGTATATGATACAAACAATATATCCATCTATACTACCTCCATACAAAAATATTTTCGTTTCTTTAAATGGTTTCATAAATATAACTAAAAATACGAGTTATATTGTGGGTATAAGTATAAATAGCAGTTCACTCTTTCAAATATTGTCATTTTAATTTAAATGGAATAATAATTAAATATCAGTTTACTTTTCGAAATAATTAATATACTTTAAAAATTTGTATTCAAAACTATAGTAACAATTATTATATTATATATATATTATTTAATTAGGTATAACTTTTATGTCAATCACATCATTGATAAAAGAATAAGTTAAAATTACATAACACTAAATATGGATAATTATTCGTTGTATATTTAATAATATATAGGTTAAATCTAAACAATTTAATCAATCATATTTAAATGACAAAAAAAATTATAATTATAAAAAAGACCATAAATGATAACAATTAATTTTATTGGATATATAACTAATGATTTAAATAGTGTGTCAAAAGATATTCCACACAATATTTACATAATGAAATCTGATTTTACAATTTACAATGCACGAACTCATGAATTAATTTTAAATGTGCCAGATAAATTTTTATTCTTTAATATTGTATCAAAAAAATTATATAAAATTTTTAGTAGTAGAAAATGTTTCAGAAATATAATTAATAATCAAAAATATGTATATCGAAATTATGTCTATAATTATGATTCAACTTTAGATTTTTGGATGTCAAAAGATTCTCGAAAATTAGATTATGCATTCATAAATGATATACTCCCAAATGGATATATTTATTCACTTGAACCTCAGTTATACTTCAACCATTTTTACTATCAGATACCTATTTTGACACAAACTAGTACGGGTAAACCTACATTTACATCCACACTTATTTACGATTCACTTAGTAATGCATATACCAGTGCTAGTATCTCAATTTCGAATTTTTCATATGATGTTAATTTTAATGTCCAATATGATACATCACGTTATATTGTATGTGATTTTAATGTATCTGATTCAACTGGTAAGTTATTATATTCAAAATATTATTTAGGACCAACTAATAGTACTGGTACTAAGTGTATTAACATTTTATTTAGTGGTAATTTTGATAGTATAACGTCAGATGGTTACATAGCGTATCTCGGTATAGTGTCTTCTAGTGATTTCACAATAGTTTCTAATAATGTTAATCAGTTTGCCATATTTACAAATTAAATATAATAATTGATATTCGAATAATTTAATCATAACATACTGGTATATTAATAAAATCGGATGGTTAATCATGTGTGTAAAATATTTAATAGTCATGTATATTTTTGAGAAAACATATTATAATAAAGACTAAAATGACAACTATTAATTTTATTAGATATATAAAGAATAATTAAATTAGTGTATCAAAAAATATACCAGATGATATTTACATAATGACATCTGATTTTAAAATTTACAATGTTCGAACAAAAAATATAATATTAAAAATTTATCTAAATGATCATACGATTATGAATAATGTATATTTAATTATATATGTTAAATAATATAAATTATAATTAAATTAAAAAAAAATAATTTAATTATAAAACGACTCTAAATACCAACCATTGATTTTATTGGATATATCACAAATGATTTATTTAGTGTATTAAGTAATGTTCCAAATGATATTTACATAATGAAATCAGATTTTACAATTTACAAAGCAAGTACTAAGGAACCAATTTTAAATGTCCCAGACACATTTTTATTCTTTAATATTTTAACAAATAATTTATATAAAGTTTTCAGGAGTAGACAATGTCTCAGATATATAAGTAATAATCAAACATATACGTACGGAGAATATAGGTATAATTATATTCAAGCCGCCGGTTTTTGGAGTTCAACAGATCGTCGACGGACAGATTATTTAGATGGATCAAATATACCACAGAATGGATATATTTATACTCTGGAAGCTAACACATTCGAATCTTCTTTAACAGAAGTTGCTATACCTATTGTGTTAATAAACCCATTTGGTAATCCTACATTTAATACATCAATTAATAATCTATCCGTTACTGCTAGTATATCGGATATAACCCCTAACCAATTTACATTTGATGTTCAACTAGTTGTACAAGTTGATAGCAGTTCGAATTATGTACAGTTTAAGTTTGATTTAAAAGATGCAAACAATTTACCATTTTATAGTAACACCACAGTATTATATCCTGAAACTAATACAGATCCAGTTACATTTTCTTTCAATTCTCTTATTTATAACAATCGACAATATCCTTTCACAATGGGTGTCAGTTTAAGTAGCGATTCAGAATTCACTATTAGTGCTATTAAGGATCGACAATTTCGAATATTTACAAGTTAATTTTATATGAAATAACAATTAAATGTCATATCATTTTTTGATACATACCATAAAATGTATTATACTTAAATTTCATTTTACATAAATTGGTATATAAAACACTAATGTCTATATATGTTTTACATAAATTGAAACCAGTGAAATATTAATGAATAATATTCATGTTATTAAATATATATATATGGATTTTATAATGTCACAAATGAAAAGGTTATATTTTTAATAAATTTGATTAATCACATCATATATGTATTATAGATATACAACTAACATTATATTAAAAAATACTTTAACTAAGTATGATTTATATTTCAATCATAATGAAATGAATTCCAGATGTTTAATAATTTAAATAACATTTAGACTAATTCAAAATATAATTATATTTATGACGAAAATGAAAAATATACTGAATGATTTAACTAGTATATCAAAAAATATACAATACCCAAACGAGATATATATTTATGAAATTAAATATAATATTAATATTCAAAATTTACATAAATAATCATACGATTATGGATAATGTATTTTTAATTAAATCATTACATTATCGAATATATAACTCAATATTATATAGTTTAGTCCAAATTATAATCATAAAATAATTAAACTAAAAAAATAATTTAATTATAAAATGATCATAAATATCAAAGATTAATTTTATTGGATATATAACAAATGATTTATTTAGTGTATCAAGTAATATTCCAGATGATATTTACATAATGACATCAGATTTTACAATTTACAATGCAAGTACTAAGGAACCAATTGTAAATGTTTTAGATACCTTTTTATTCTTTAATATTTTAACAAATAATTTATATAAAGTTTTCAGGACTAGACAATGTCTCAGGTATAAATATACTTATGTTCAAAACGCCAGTTTTTGGATTTCAACAGATCTTCGGAGAACAGATTATTTAGATGTACCAAATACACCACAGAATGGATATATTTATTATCTGGCACCATACACATTCGAAGGTCCTTTAGCACAATTTCTTATACCTATTTTATCACTAGAACCGCTTGGTACTCATACATTTACTTCAACAATTGGTAACCCAGACTTTTTTATGCTAGTATATCTAATATAATTCCTAAACAATTTACATTTGATATTCAACTGAATGTAAAAGTTGATAACAGTTCTAATTATGTTAAATTTAATTTTGAATTAAAAGATGCAAACAATTTAACACTCTATAGTGTCACCAGAGTATTATATCCCGAAATTAATACTGATACAGTTTTATTTTCTTTAAATTTTCTTATTTCTAACAATCAAAAATTTCCTTTCACAATGGGTGTACGTTTAACTAGCGATTCAATTTTCTCTATTAGTGATGTGCCTAAAAGTAATAGACAATTTCGAATATTTACAACTTAAATTTTTTTGATACATACTGTAAAATGTAATATAATTAAAAAATATAAATTTCATTTTACATAAATTGGTATATATCCAAATAATATAAAATTATTTGGATATAATTGATTGAGTAACTATTAATGAATAATATTCATATTATTAAATATATCTATATGGGTTTTATAATGTCACAAATGAATAGGTTATATTTTTAATAAATTTGATTAATCACATCATCTATTTATTATAGATATCTAATTAACATCACATTAAAAAATAATTTAACTAAGTATGAATTATATTTCAATTATAATAAAATGTATCGTTAGGTGTTTAAATAACATTTAGACTAATTCAAAGTATAATTATGACTGGGAAAAAATATTATTAAAAAAGATGAAAATGATAACTATTAATTTTATTGGATATATAAAGAATGATTTAACTAGTGTATCAAAAAATATACCATATTATATTTACATAATGACATTTGATTTTAAAATTTACAATACCCGTACGACAAATATAATATTAATATTTAATTAAATCATTTCATTATCGAATATATGTTATTTAACATACATTTTATTCCAAATTATAATCAGGCGATAATTAAAAAATTTACACTTAAATTAAATTAAATTAAATTAAATTAAATTAAAAAAAAATAATTTAATTATAAAAGAGCCTAAATGCCAACGATTGATTTTATTGGATATATCACAAATGATTTATTTAGTGTATCAAGTAATGTTCCAGATGATATTTACATAATGAAATTAGATTTTACAATTTATAATGCAAGTACTAAGCAACCAATTTCAAATTTCAAAGACCCCTTTTTATTCTTTAATATTTTAACAAATAATTTATATAAAGTTTTCAGGAGTAATCAATGTCTCAGATATATAAGTAATAATCAAACATATACGTATGGAGAGTATAAATATAATTATATTCAAGCCGACGGTTTTTGGATTTCAACAGATTCTCGACGAACAGATTATTTAGACGTAACAACTCAAATACTGAATGGATATACTTATTTACTGAAACCTGATACATACGATTCGCCTTTATTTAAATTTTTTATACCTATTGCTTCACAAGTAAAACTTAATACTCCTATGTTTAATTCAACAATTAATAACCCATCCACTACTGCTAGTATATCGAATATAACTCCTATACAATTTGGGTTTGATGTTCAACTGAGTGTAGAAGTTGAACAAAGAACAAATTATGTACAATTTTATTTCTATTTAAATGATAAAAATAATTTAACACTTTATAGTATCACCAGATTATTATTTCCTGATCCTAATCCTAATCCTAATATAAATACAGTTACATTTTCTTTCAGTTCTCTTATTTATAGAACTAACAATTTTCCTTTCACAATGGGTGTAATTTTAAGTAGCGATTCAAAATTCACTATTAAAGATAGTGCTAATAAACAATTTCGAATATTTACATAATTTGAATCCAGTAACCATTAAATATAATCAATTTAAAGTTATTATGAATTTTATAATGTCACAAATTTGATTAATCATATTATGTTAGTTGGATATTTATATTTTAATCATACTGATATAATTAGTCACGTGTTTAATAATAAATAATTTAGACTAATTATATATATTTTTTTTTATGATTAAAAAAAGACGAAAATGATAACTATTAATTTTATTTGATATATAACGAATGATTTAACTAGTGTATCAAAAAATATACCATATTATATTTACATAATGACATTTGATTTTAAAATTTACAATACCCGTACGACAAATATAATATTAATATTCAAAATTTACCTAAATGATCATGCAATTATGAATAATATATATTTAATTAAATCATTTCATTATCGAATATATAACTCTATATTATATATGTTATTTAACATACATTTTATTCCAAATTATAATCAGGCGATAATTAAAAAATTTACACTTAAATTAAATTAAAAAAAAATAATTTAATTATAAAAGAGCCTAAATGCCAAAGATTGATTTTATTGGATATATCACAAATGATTTATTTAGTGTATTAAGTAATGTTCCAGATGATATTTACATAATGAAATCAGATTTTACAATTTACAATGCAAGAACTAAGCAACCAATTTTAAATGTTCCAAATAAATTTTTATTCTTTAATATTTTAACAAATAATTTATATAAAGTTTCCATGATTAAACAATGTCTCAGATATATAAGTAATAATCAAACATATACGTATGAAGAGTATAAATATAATTATATTCAAGCCGACGGTTTTTGGAGTTCAACAGATCCTCGGAGAACAGATTATTTAGGTCTAACAAAGCAAACACTGAGTGGATATACTTATATTCTGACAGCTAGAGTATATGATTTACCTTTAACATCTCTTCATATATCTATTGATGAACAAGTACCATTTAATAATCCTACATTTACTTCAACAATTAATATGATACCCACTACTGCTAATATATCGAATATAAATCTTAACCCATTTGGATTTGATGTTCAACTGGATGTACAAGTTGATAGCAGTTCGAATTATGTACAATTTAATTTCTATATAAATGATTCAAAAAATTTAACACTCTATAGTATCACCAAATTAGTATATCCTGAAAAAAATACAAATACAGTTATATTTTCTTTCAATTCTGTTATTTTTCACACTCTAGAATATCCTTTCACAATGGGTCTCAGTTTAGGAAGCGATTCAAAGTTTAGTATTAGTAATACAAGTAATCGACAATTTCGAATATTTACATAAATTGTATCAACTATTAATGAAAAGGTTATATTTTTAATAAATTTGATTGATTACATCATGTATTAAGTATGTATGAAATTTGATTCATACTGAAATGATTAGCCAAATGTTTAAATAATATTTAGATTAATTAAAAGTATAATAAATATATATATATTTATTATAAAAAAGACGAAAATGATAACTATTAATTTTCTTGGATATATAACGAATGATTTAATCAGTGTATCAAAAAATATATATTAGATGATATTTATATGGTGACATCTAATTTTAACATTTACAATGCCCAAACGGGAAATATAGTTGTAACTAAAAAGTTATATAAAATTTTTAGTGGTACAAAATGTTTCAAAAATATAAATAATACTCAAACGTATATATTTAATTATAATCAATCTAATGGTATTGAAATTAAACAAATCCTTGAAAGTTAGATTATTTATACACATTATAACCACTCCCATATAGATGCTTTACCCATGGATTATATAACTATTAATTAATAGTTTTAATACGAGTGTTATGATCTCAAATATAAACATTTACAATGCCCAAACGGGAAATATTGTTGTAACTAAAAAGTTATATAAAATTTTTAGTGGTACAAAATGTTTCAAAAATATAAATAATACTCAAACATATATATATATATGGAGAGTATACATATAATTATGATCAATCTACTGATATTGAAATTAAACAAATCCTTGAAAGTTAGATTATTTATTCCTGGATTATGGAACTATTAATTAATAGTTCTAATACGAGTGTTATGATCTCAAATATAAACATTAATGTTTATATTTGATGTTGAATTAAATATTCAAGTTAATTCAAATATTATTAATCAAAATTCTACAATATATAGATTTCTTTTATATGATTCAAATAATAAATTATATTATTTGACAAGCTACAATATACATGTTAACCCTGAATTAAGTAAAGTTACTTTTAATTTCAATGGTAATATTAATAACAATACATCATCTTATTACCAATGATCCAACAGTTTTGGATATATGATTGATATAATTACATCATATTTATTAAATCCTTTCGATCAATTCCTATTTGATTAGCGAATCCTTTAAGTGCTTCACTTAATGATCTAGCTGACTCATATTTTTTGAGGATATAACTCAATATTCCACTATGAACCGTAACAATGTTAATATTATATCCATATTGATTTATTCTATTTATTCTACCCTCTAATTGTTCTCGGGTTGCTTGATTACTAAAATACACTGATGTTATCATAACTCTCATTTTAGTTAAAGTATAGCCAGAACAGTGATTAACTGTCGTTATTACTACCCGTATTGGTGATTTATCCTCTCCTGTTAATGTTATTGGCGTATCATTAGTAATCACATATATCATCTGTCTGGGTATGTCTCTGTCTACTAATAATTTAATAAATAATTGTTGACTTTTTACATCTTTCGCTACTAACATCACATTAACATCATTGTTCAAATATCCTACTGTATAATCTATCATTCGATTATAACATGATTCATAACACATTCCAACTGCTTCCCTGAATTGCTGATTACTAGGATTATTATTTTTTCCTCCAACTGGTGGTGACACTAATTGATAATATTTCAAATCAATCATCTCAACTATAATATCATACCTATCAATGACAACATTAGTATATATCTTTTTTGATATCATTGCCCCAATCGCTACCCAATAATTTTTTAATGTCACTTCAAAATTAACAATTTGATCTAACCACTGTATTAAATTATCTGGATGTGTATCCTTAATAATTGTCCCTGACATTCCTATAAAATCATAACATAATTTACTCACTTCTAACGCAATACTCGTCCGTATTGTCTCATTTAGTGTCTTATGAAACTCATCTACTATAAATAACATTTCTGGTGCTAATTTCTTTAATGTATTATCAATTCCTCTCATTCTCATATGATCATGCCTAATTAAATTTATCATATTTGGATATATCTCTTTACTATTCCCATTATCCCTCATATCCATAATTTGATATTCAATTTTAAACATCTCTATCTCTTTCACTATACTATCTATCGCTGAACTTGGTAGGGTATACACACAATATTTCGGCATACCTCCATTATCTATTAACCATTTCATGTATGTTAACACAATCACCGTTTTTCCCATTCCTACTGGAATCCATAATAAATGTCCTTTCTTTCCAATCTCATATTTTTTTATCATCCTATCTATACTATCCTTCTGATGGTCCCACAATTCTCGATTTATTGTGTCCCTTATTGGATCCCATCCTCCATCTTCCCCCACTTTATCTCTCACTTTACTTAAACATGTATCTCTCACCCACCATATTAATGGTCCGTTCGTTATTTTGAATTTTTTACATGTATCATGTTTTATTCCACCAGGAAATAATACACATAATGCTGATAATATTTGAAATACTCCCGTGTCTTCAGACATTACAGTATATTCTGTTCCACTTCCATTTCTACTTATTTTATGTAAACAAATATTTGATTTATATCCATTCAAATATGTCATTAATCTCTTCACAACACTATCATCGTATTTTTTCAACATACCTTTTAATGTATGGACTGCATCTATTTCTACACCCTCCCCACTATATTTAATACTATTCCTGACATTTGGTGTAATTACTGAATGTGATTTAAATTCATATTTTAAATGTCTAAATACTTCCCATTCTATTGTTTCATCCCCTATCTGAATAAACCATGTTTCATCTTTTTTTATAAATATTCCTCCTTTCAATATTGATAATGTTTCTGGGACATCTGATATTTTAATTCCAGTACTATAAATTTTATCCACTTCTTGAATACATATATATTTTTGATGATCTGTTAATTCGGAATTTTGGTTATTATCTCTACTAGGCTTCTTAATTGCTACACATTCATATATATTAGTCGGATTAATTGTCACTATACATGTGATTTGCCCAATTTTAATTTCAACTGGTCCAATTAATCCAGCCAACCATGATTCATCTAATGTATAATTAATATTCACTGTTTTATCAATACTTTTTCTATTTTTAGGTTTTCTTGTTTTACTCAACCACAATAAATATTGAGCCTGTCGAATATCTTGAACAAACTCATTTGTCTCATCAATATACTTATTGATTTTTCTGGGATTAATCCCTACTACTTCATCCCAAATTTTACCAAATAATTCTGAATAATCTTTAAATTTAGAACATACATACCATCCAATTTCTGTAAATGAATGTTGATCTATACAATGTATTAATGGCATTTTTATAATTATGTTATCAACTATTGGGCGATATTCTCCTGTAATTGTTCCAACCATGTTAATATCTGTTCCAAAACTTTTAATTTCTGATATTAATAAATAACTTAGGCTGTAATAATTCCAATCACTAATTGTTGATGTAATTGTTTGTGTCGAATAAGTGAATAATCTTGAATCACTCTGTGCTGTAATTGCTAATTTCAACCATCGATTAATCATTTCATCAGTTGGTTGCCATGTTTTGGAATGCTGACATAATAATGCTGCCCCATATAATGTCATGATGTCACTATATGATTCGGTGTAACTATCTTCACATATACTAACAGCTAATCTTTTAGTCGCTGATTCTAATCCTGTAACATACCGTTGAATATCTGGAACAAATGATCCAGGATGAATAAGTAATAATCCAAAACTAACTAACAACACACATTTTGATTCATATTCGTGATCATCGTGAAATATTGTTTTACATCTAGTTCGAATAATCTTCTGAATTAATGATTTATGTAATGATGGTGGAAACCATTTAATTAATTCACTAATTGATTTCACCACTTTCATTTCCACATTTAATATTTTAGTAATTTGATGAAATATTGATTGTATACTTAAATTATCATGTCGTAATGTGTATTTAATTCCTAGTGTTTTATTATCAGTATTAAGATTAATAACATAAATTTGATTTTCTTTTTTATTTATAGATAATTCTTGAGTAATATTTGCATCATCTAAATTAATAGATAATCCAGTATATGAGTTAACAGTTTGATTATCAGGACATAATCTCCAAATTGACGGTCGAAAGATGAGAGTGTGATATTTAGCCCGAGATTGTTGTTTATTTGGTGGAATCATTGTGTAAACATCATTGATATTCCAATATCCGTCTGGATCAGTCATATTTCCCGCTAATAATACATTAATCTGATCCTCAGTCAATTTATCAGTGAATCCAGTTCCTCCAATTTTAATGAATTTAATTTTTAATAATAAATCATTCATATATATATCCGATTTTTTGGTCGAATTTTCTATCAACCATCCAATTTTTCCTTGTGTTGATAAATTCTCAAAGAATTGAATTGTATTGAGCTGATTTGTTAATTCAATTGGATTGTATTCCGACACTTTCTGATAATTAGGCTGATATTCTCCTTTAATTCTAATCACTGTTCCCTTATTAGCATGAGAATGTGTCATATTTGTAATTAATTCTCCATCTCTAACTCCTGTTATATCAATAGATATATTAATCGACATTTTTCCAAATCTAATAATATTTATTTTTTCAATTTTCTAATTATATTTTTTGTTTTGTCATATTGTTCAACACTAATATTCGTTGGTGTATTTGGTTCTACTCTATCTTTTCTAACTTTATTCATATTAATTGATACTCTTTTAAACTTGTCTTTAATATTATCCATTTTTATATAATTTGATTTTATTTAAAAAAAATTTTAAAATATATAATATTTTTTTTTTTTTTTTTAAAAAATAAAAATAATAAAAAAAAAAAGAAAAAAAAAATGCAGATTTTTGTTAAAACTCTAACAATGGAAGTTGAATCATCTGATACAATTGACAATGTAAAACAAAAAATACAGGATAAGGAAGGAATACCTCCTGATCAACAAAGATTAATTTATGCTGGAAAGCAATTGGAGGATAATAGAACTCTATCCGACTATAATATTCAGAAAGAATCAACTATTCATTTAGTTCTTTGATTACGAGGAGGATATTAAATATTAAAAAAATATTTTTTATATAATAAATGAACAAAGTACCATTTGAAATATTTTTTGAACTCACTAAAAACATGAAATTTATAGATATTGTAAATTTATGTGAAACTAATCCAAAGTGGGAGAAATACTGTAAATCACCCCAATTTAGGTCACTGATACAGATATCACAGAACGAAATTACAAGTAGTTTATATCCAGCGATAATAAATGATAATATTCAAGTTGTGATCAATATATTAAATTATGGAATTGATGTTAATATAAAAAATCGGGACGACACCACACCAATATATATATCTATTATGTATAATAAATATACAATATCAAAAATATTATTAAAATGTGGGGCGGATCCTAATACAACATATAATGGATTAAAAATTATGATGTATTCTATTATGGACAATAATGTACAAATAGTAGAATTATTACTAAAATATGATGCGGATCCAAATACTATTGTAGATATAACAGGTGTAACAGGATTACAAATTGCATGTGAATCAAATTATATAGAAATGGTAGAATTATTATTAAGATATGATGCAAATCCAAATATTCAAGATGAATATGGTAATACTTCATTATTTAGTGCACGTAATAATATAAACATATTAGAATTATTATTGCAAAATGACGCCAATCCTAATATAAAAAACAATGATGGTCGAACTGTTTTATTACTTGCTAGTAATGATGATATTATAAATTTATTATTACATTATGGTGCTAAATAATATTACAAAATAATTCAAATTTTAATATAAAAAACAATGATGGTCGAACTGTTTTATTACTTGCTAGTAATGATGATATTATAAATTTATTATTACATTATGGTGCTAAATA